TTTTTTCAGCTTGATCCGTGTCCATTGAAGTATCTGTGACATCTGTATTACCTTTGAACTTAACTACATTTGAGTTAGGCTCGTATGGTAGCAAGACATTGCTAAGTGGTTCTTTAGCAATTAAATCGCCTAAGGTATCGGCGGTAACATTGACCCCAAGGCTTTGTGCCAAGTCAACAAACGCCTGTGTAGAAATCTGTTTTTTAGAATCTGTATCTCCGGCACGGCCAGCAAGAAATTGTGTCAGGGCCATGAGCTTGCCAGAATCAACCTTGCCAGATTGATTTAGATTTTCTACTTCAAATATTAACATTACTTGCGTTTAGCGCGACCTAAACCTGCGCCGCCCATTTCAGGAGCTTCTGGTTCTTCTGGTGGCAACTCGTCCATACCTTCTTCGCCAGCAACTTCAGCGCCTAATTCAGCACCTAAGTCGGCGCCATCTTCAGCACCTAAATCGGCACCAAGTTCATCTTCTCCTGGAATAGAAGGAGCAGCTTGACCTGTAACTACACCAAGTGCTTGATCTAATTGTTGACGAGCACCTTGTAAGTTTTGTAACAAGCCAGCAAGAGCGGCTGTTGCGTCTGTGTTGAATTGCATAGCTTGGTCAACACCAATTTGATTTTTAATTTGATCAACCAAGGCTGGCAAATCTTTAAATTGCATTGCGCTTACTTGCTCAGACATTTTTTGAACTTCGTCAACCATGTCCTGTGATGCTAGTACTACTTGTGCTTGTTGTACTTCTGATTCGCGAAGTATGCGATATAAACTTGTTCTCAATTGTTTACTTTCTGTTTGAAGAGCAGCTTGAGCAACTAATTGTTGGTCAGCTGGATTTAATGCTTGTCCCTGTTGAGCTTTTTGCATAGCTACTTTAAGTTTAGGATCGCTAATGTTATTAACCTGTGCTTGCTGTTGTTGCTTTTTAGCTTGATCACCTGCGGCTACAGCTGGATTAGTTGGAGGCATACCTTGCGTGGACATTGTTTGATTTTGATTAGCGCCAGCTGTTGAACCAACCGCTACTGTAGGAGTTTCGTTAACTTTAGTAACTAGCACTCGCTCCATCATCATTAACTTTAAGTAAGTTGGGTTTTGCTCTGAGCTATGATAAGCGGCTGTAGACTTATGCTCATTTACGAGCTTGCGTACTTTAGACAGCATTAATCGTGCTTGTTTTGCGGACATTACGTCTACATTAATGGAGTCACCAAAATAACTCTCAAATACCTTAGCGGCTTGTTTGCTTGGCTTTGTTGTTGCCAGTTCGAACAGTTTCATTATTAAATCCTCGTTGTTGACAGTATTTAGCAAAATTTACACATTTGGTTAATTGTTGCTCTACTTGTTTTTTGCGTATAATCTTAGTTTCTAGCTTGGTTTCGACGGTTTCTCGGAACAAAGGTTGCTTACTACGATCCGCTAAATTAGCTCTTGTTGCTATATCTGAAGTTAATGAACTTAACTTATTATCTAATGTTAGTATATCGCGGGCTAAATTATGATGGGTATATTTGTCGGCTATACACCAGCTTAATGCGGTTTTTGTAGTACTAAACAAACCAACATCTGTTGCCGAACAATGTACACGAAACCCGTGTTTTTCAGGGGTTATTACATAGCGGTCAAATACCTCATATCCGCCGGCATCATTTTGCCAAATAAGATTGGCAGATAAATCTGGAAATTCTTTTCGGAATAACTTGTTGAGTTCTTGTGTATTTTCAATCATTTAATGACGTAGTGGGATATAAGATAGATAGTCGAAGCGGACAAAAACCCAATAATGCCAATGCCCCAACTAATTAGTCTATCTGTATTTTTTTCGGCTAATTTACTAACACTAGATTTAACCTCCTGGACCATAGAACAAAGATGTGCAATATTTTCAGCCATAGCAACCATTTTGTCTTCCAACGCATTATAGCGTTCAGCACAGAGCTCCACATGGGCCTCTAGACTTTTCTTTTCAATATCCGTAGCTTCAACACTCATAATCGATCCTATTTTAGTATCATATATTTATTGTAATATGTCAAACCAAATATTTTGCTCATTGCCTGTAACAACCAAAAATGGAGTTAAATTTTTATTATTTCCCAAACCTACTAGCATAGGAACTCCTGCCGAGTCAGACAATAACATTTCAGTCGGGTTTTCTTCGGGCCCAAACACATAGGGTGTTTCGGTTTCAAATTCAAAACTCCAAATATTATTGTCTTTCTTGGGTGTTTGTAATCGAGAAATTTGTGTTCGCAAACTGATTAATTGAGTAATAGTTTCCCAATTTCTTTGTTGATTTCTGGCTTTATTCCACGATAATTCGTCTTCGATACTATTACCATCTGAATCTTTGAACGGAATTCGTGATGATTTATAATGTCCAGTAACGCCAGTGACAGTAATATCAAAGAAGGTTTTACAAGTAAATCTCATTCTGAACTTTTAGACAGTTCATATAAAATTTCAACTTGCTCACATAATTCATCGAGTGCCGTATTACCATTTCTAGCATGAAATATTTCCATCCAACGGCGTTGTCGTTCGATATCTGCTAATTCTTTATCCAATAAAGGATCTCGCGAATGTAATTCTCGATGTTGTTGCCCAGGCTGCCTAGCATATACTGTGCGGCCGCCATCTGGACTTTCGAATATGGTAACTTCTGTAATCTTACTAACTGTCATAATATAGGTATATTTAACCCATTGTAACTAGCATAGAAATTAAAGTCAACAAAAAAGCACCTTGCGGTGCTTTTGTGCTTTAAAGTAAACTTTAAATTAGCTGTCACTAGTAGCTGTAGAAGCTAAACGGAAACCAACATTAGTAACTGTAGCTGCTGCTACGTTACAATATGTTCCAGCTGTTGAGTTTTGGATATTGCCCAATGCTTGGATAGTAGCTTGCAAAGTTGTAGCTGTGTAAGCTGCTGTTGGGTAAATTGCTAAACTCATGTTAACTGTGTTAGCTGTGTTATCTACTTGATAGATAGCAACTGTAGCTGTCTGTTGAATTGTTTGAAGAATCAACTGAACTGCGCCGTTAACACCAGCTTGGTTATAAGCTGAATTACCTAAGCCAACGCCAAAAAAGTCTAATTTTGGACCAGCAAAGTTTGTTGGTGTGCCAGCAGGTGTGTATGCTGTGTTTGCTGCTAACTGTGGTCCGTTAAGAACGTCAGTTGCAAATACTGGTTGTGAACCGCCTGATACTAATGGAATTTGTGCCATTTTAAATCTCCTAAGTTAATTGGTCTCAAAGGACCTGCATGTATTTAGTCAGAAGATAAAAAATGGGGGTTTTGGATATATTATTCTGTCGGAGTTGGGGTACTATTAGCTATATTACCGCCATATTCTTGGACATTTGCTGGTATAGGAGCAATACGCTGATCTACAGTGAATACTGGTTGTGAGCCGCCCGATACCAATGGAATTTGTGCCATAAAAATATTTAGTTGGCTGGTGCGTTTTGACGGCGATTTGCTCTAGAAAAGTCAAATCTATTAACAAATTTAGTCATTCCGCCTGGATGTGATATAACCCAGCCCTCTTGTCCTGGATGTTGGCGATCCAATTGCTGTAACATATCCATCTTAATATTATGTAACAATACAAAGGCAGAAAATGCGGCACTTAATCCATCCATATTACTTCTTGGACTTTGTAAATATTCAACAATGTTATTATACTTGCGCGGTGTTACTTTAGTTTGTAACCATTTAGCAAATCCTGGAACTAGTGTGCTCACATCAAAATCTGCCACAGTATCATCTTTAACTAGACTATTAATATAATCTACACATAAACGAGGTAAATCGCTGATTTGTAACTGTCTAAGTTCAGCAGGACTAAACAAAGTATTGATTGCTTGCCCGTGTCCACTGACTAAACCTTTTAATTGTTTGACTAAACTACTATCAGTTGGCTTAACATTCTCTTTAGGAGTAATAGGCTCAATAAGCAATAAGCCTGGAACTGAATTTAATTTTACATTTCCCAAAGGCTCTTTGCCAGCGCCTTGCTCTTTATAGTAAGTGTGGATAGCAATGCCAACTTGACTGCCAGCAATTTCTTGTCCTAGTTTTGAACTAACAGGAATATTATATTCTACAGTATTTGGTTTGAATACAAAAGCCCCAGATACTTCAGGCGGGGTACTTGTATAAAGTAAATCGCCTTGTATATAACCCCTAAAATCTTTAGGTGTGGCTTGCTCTAACATAGGCCAAAGTGTTTGGTAGATAGGAGCCAATTGCGCCACACGATTCGCTGATAAACCTTTTGCTTTAGCTTCAGCATCGCGGTTAGCTAAATGTTGTGTAATTTGTTTTGGACTTGTAAACAATCCCTGATAGCCAACTGCGCCAAACCCAGCTACATCTGTTAATACAAAAGTGCCATCTGGTTCCCGACCAAATACTACTGCTGGTTTTCCGTCCCATTTCACAGTAACAGATGATGTTGTGTTATCTTTAAGATGCGCTATAACTGCTAATGCTTCTTTGATGCCAGCTGTCCCTTTGCGGAATACCAAGTCTTCGATATGTTCAATACCCTTAGCTTGTCCGCCTTTAACTTCAGTATTTTCGATTAATTTTGCCATTCCTTTGTTAACAATACGGTCACGCAAGCGAGCCAAGAAGTTTGTGTCCGCGTGTTTCAAAGAATGGTACTCCTGCTTTAGTAAAGTGATCTCGAGCTTGTGCTAATTTTTCATCTTTCTTAGGATCATTTTGTAGTGCCTGGACAATAGTTTCCACAGAGTAGAGGTCATCCTTCGTAGCTCTAGGGTTAAGTAAAATTTTAGCGATCTTGTCTGGATCGGTTTCAACAACTTCTTCATTAGCACGATTAATAATACCACGGCGCTGATCTAGTTTATATCCTAATGCTTTAGCAACTGAGTTAATTAATATATTACGATCTGACCCTTTATATTCTGAATTTGCCGGAGCAGACAAAAAGAATTTACCTACTCCTAAATTTTTCATAAACATAAAATCGGTTTGTACATAGCCGTTATTAGGGTTTCCGTTTATAGGAGTTTTAAAATGTATATTGGTGCCTGCTTTTTTAACATATTCATTTGGTTTTAAATTATGGCTAGTACACCATTGTGTAAGTTCTGCGGCTAATTGCTCAGGAGAAATTTCATTAATATCTACAGCTACATCTAAGTCTCCCGATGTAGGCTTCAATCCTGTACTACCTAAAGTATTATTTTGTAAATCAATATCCAACATTTGCTCAAGCCAATTTAATGTAGGCTTAACATCCGTTTGGTTAATTCGTTGTGTTAGGGCTTGGCCGTCTCCGTTTTTAAAAACATTGCCGCCTTCTTTTAATAATCTCATCGTTTTTTTACCGCTTGTATTAATTTATCAATTGTTTGAGAACCAGTATTTGGATTACTGATTGTTTCACCGTTTTGTTGAATTTTTTGTTGTAAT